TACTTTATAATAACAACAGAACAAGTTAGGATTTATGCACCGATTTCGGTTGACAGTTTAATTAGATGCAGTCAGTGACTAATACTTAGTTATATAAGGCATGACAAAGCACTAGTCTTGTCTAGGCCAGAGTAACTTGTAAAGTACTGTGCCAAAACCCACAAATATGTGCCTAAAAGCATTTTAATTATACATAACAAATACAGTAGTCATAACATGAACAAAGGAAGAAGGAAATAAGTAAATGCAAAGCTATGCCAACCTTTCTAAAACATGCTTGTGCAAAAGGGCGTGTATGTTATGTATGTAAAAACATTTTGCTACTTAGCAATACCATTTGGCAGTACATATATTTGGCAGTAAAAACTGCATGTGCTTGCTAAATTTAATGGACATTATCCAACGGCAACCGATTTCGGTTGCATGTACTAAAATGGAGGATTGAAAAATAAAATGGTGGTACAACAACATACAATGAACACAATCATACTTTATTAATATGCACACCGAAACACACATATACACAATACATGCACACCACACACAAGTTGCACAACACATACACACAGGAAAAAATATTATTTACGTGTTTTTCTGCGTTTTGCAGGAGAAGAAGACTTTTGACTGGAAGATGCTGTTCGTTTTACTGCTGTAAGTTTAGGTCTTGCACGTAACCCAGCTTGCAGTAAAAACTTCCTACCCAATGGAAACTGATCTAAATCACTAGAAAACTTTTCAGATAAATTTACTTCCCAAAATGAATAGTCAGAAAAAGGATCCTTTTTTTCAGGTGCTGTTACCTTAGCTTGACATCGTATGGCCTGAGACTGCACAAATCTATAACTATCTTCTAAAGTACCAGAGGGCGGTGGAGCTACACCAACATTCCAATCGTCTAGTATGTCAGGATTCATGGTGTGGATATATGACATAACCTCTACAGATAATGTAATTTTGCACAATTGAAATATAAACTGTATATCATATTCCTCTGCATGGCGTAGATATTCCTTAAAGTTAGTAGACTTGTATGTGTCTTCAGTTGTTACAGTAGCACACACAGTCATGTTAGTACTACGGGTAGTATCCACAACAGTTAGAAACACTTGATTACCCCAACATATACCATTATTGTGGCCTTGTGCCTGCTGTAACCAATATGGTTTATTAAATATTTGTGCATCAGAGGTGACCATAGAACCACTGGGAGTTGGATAATAAATACTACTAGCTAAATTATTTCTGCCAGAAGCACCATTAGAAGCTTTTATATACATGTCCTCAGGAACAGGTTCACCAAGGGTTCCTGCCCTATTAAACAAGTGACGAACAAACATTTGTTCCCGTCTCAAAAAGAAAAACATATTGTCGCCATAGGCCTCTGCAGACATTTTTAAATAGTCAGGATATTTACTAATGGAGTTCATAATATCTAATGGCACCTCAGCTTTTGAAGTTTGCAAAGCACTAAAGTCCATTGCTCCAAACCCTACATCTGCCATATCACCATCCTGAATAACACTGTTTTGTAATTCCAAAGGTGGGCAGTCGCCATTTGATTGTGCAGAGCAAGCAGCACCCTTACCCCAATGCTCGCCAATGGCAGGTTTACAACCCACCAAACACAATTGGGTTTGTTTACAATCCATAGATACATTTTCTCTATTATCAGTTCCAGGCCCTGCAGCATATCTAGGCCCATTTTCAGTATCATCCAATCTATTTAATAAAGGATGCCCACTAAGACCAACACCTAAAGGCTGTCCACGGCCAACCTCCAAACCCACACAGGCCCACACCATACGTTGTGTTTCAGGATTATATAAGTTTGTTTCAGGTAATGTAAATTTATTAGGGTCTGGAAGCCTAACCCTAAATACTCTATACTGCAATCCAGACACCTTTGGAATAGATGTTCTATTGGGTGTCTTCTTAATAGTATAATATGGATGCCCAACAGCCAAAAGCCTAGAACTGCTGGCATGATAAAAGTAGTTGGTACGTTGCACATATTCATCTGTGCTGACCACCTTGGAAACAGGAGGAGGAGGCAGATAAACCTTGTTGTCACTAGGCCGCCACACGGACATCTGCAAAAAAATATGGTACAGGTTTACGGCGCTTACGCCACATATAACTGGGATGCAATATAAAATCCCATCCTAATACCATAACAGAGTCAAAAGAAGGTGATACAGGACGTGTACTAATAAAGGGCGGAGACTCAGGAGGTGAAAGGTCAGGGCCTACATTAATATTTGTAGGTAAGGAAAGAGGGACAGTTGTATTTGCAGTTTGTGCAGGAACACTACCAAGACTAGTTAAAGAAACAGTTGACACGTGTGTGGGGGACCGTAGGGGCGGTAACGCGTGTGAGGGAGGTATGTCAGGGTCAACATAAACATCAAACAGGCCATCATTAATTGCGGATGAAGCAGTAGTAGATACAGCTGTGGAGGAGGAGCCTAAAGGTTGCAATTCTATAGCCTCTGATGGCCTAGTGATTGGGCTAATATCATGGAAAAAATGTACCCTAGACCCAATACGAGCCCCACTACGTGTTTGCAAGGAAGCCCGTTGCCCAATACGACTGACACGGACAGTGCCCTGCCTAGCAGATAGCACAGGACGGTGTAATGCAATAATATCCATAAAATCAGAATCAGGAGCCTCATGAATGGTGGGATGTTCAAATTCCAACGTACCCTCAGCAGGACCCTCATATGCAGGGTTGTCATAGGTTACCAAACGCTCGGGAGATGTTAAAAATGTTGTAGTAGCAACTGGACGTTGTTGAGTGACCCTGGTATATAAACCAAGGCGCATAGTAGGGCGAGGTCCAGGAATAGGGGTACTGGTAACAGTATTACTTGTATCTGTGGATACCACAAAAGTGTCCATAGGAATTTCCTCATACGAATGAGGGGCTATTGTTGGGTGGGATGTTAAGAGTCTACCATTACCCTCTACTGGCAAAGAAGGCCGTAAAGTAAAAGGATCACTGTATACTGGATTGTGGGACGTAGTAGATGCAACCCTTATAGTATTGGTGGGAGGAGAAATGTCCAATACAGCAGGTGTAGAGGACGGGCCACTTGCAGAGGACGTAATATTAAACCCACCATGAGACGTGTCGGTAGGCACTGGTATGCTAGAATCAATAACTGCAGACTCTTCCAATAAGGAAATTACAGATGGGTCAGTAGGCCCAATAGTGTCAACAACCACTGGAGGACGTATTGCAGGGCCCGGCTCTGCAACAACAGGCGGTCGTGTTCCTATAGGCACATACCCTGTGCGCCCACCTGACCCAGCACCGGTACCTATGCCAAGGCCCCCAAAAAACACACCAGTGCTGCCCCATTTTAATATTTGATCTGCCCACGTGCGACCTTCAATCTTAGGAATTACATCGGGTGGGCATGTCCCAGAGGCCTTACATGTTTGATATAACTGTGTAGCAGATGCCCGTTTGCGTCTGCGACTTCGGTGTGGTGGCATTGATAATACACTTTGGTACAAACAATACAAAAACCCAACTTTATTTACAGCAATGTACACACGTATGTCTGCAGTAGTTTAACAACAGTACTAATATACAAATAAACACTGTGGCTAAAAACCACAGCAGCAGCCACACATCGCCATTTTCTAAAGTACAATGTACCATATTATCACGTATGTACAATTATTGTGTATACCATGCACACCACACACACACAGCTATACTATTGTATGTACACCTTCTACATTAATGTAGTGCAAAGTGTATTAATAGGGTTAGTAAAAAGGCAGGAAACACAACAACAAGCAAAGCTAAAAAAAAAAATTGCACAGATGTTAGTAGCTGCAACCAGGACAATAGTACTAATATTAGATAGCTAGCAAGACAGGAGGCCCACAAGGGATATGGGGGGTCTATTAAACTAATCCACACACACAACACACACGCAGCAACAACTATAAACAATAATAGCAGCAGTGTCTGGCCGGTTGTCCCACACAATAGTGGACTCACAGTAATGTTCCCCTATATATGTTTGTACATATGTACACACTACATAAATTGTAACATTGACATGTACCCAATGCAAGATTTAATACCAGGAGGAAGTTTTACAGTACTTAAAAACTTATCTCGTTGTTCCTCATTATAATAATGAATTGTTATTATACCATCCTTTGAGTCACGTGTATAGTCTTTTTCTGTCAGGTGCCATGTGGATGACACTTGAGTAAATAAGTGAGAACAATTTTTCTTTAACCTCCACCTTAAACACTTTAGGCAATTAGGATCACCTTGTAAGTGTATTACTGGCGTAGTCTGATTTCCACACGGGTTCCGTCGCTGGTTATTGTTATTGTCAGATGTGACCCTTTGCGATCCGGGGTCCACGGGTACGTTTGTGACGCCGTAGTGCTGCAGGTGCTTTGTTGGTGGCTGCAAAGACTGTCGGTATCGTTTTCGCGGCGGGGTGGTCGGGGTGGGGTCTTTGTATAATATTCCGTCTGTGCCGTCTGGGTCGCAGTTACTCCTTGTGATGGTTGTGGGTGTAGGTGTGGTGTTGTATAGGTCGGTGGTTTGTACCAATTCAGTAAGTCCAGAAGAGGATACCTCTGCTTCGGTGGTTGTGGTGCTAGATATGGATGCAGGAGAAACAATCACCTGAGTGCCATCATGTACCTCCCATTGTCCGGTTACCCCATATTTTTTTGCCTCATTTTTAAAGTTACAATAAAACTGTTTCATGTTGTCCACAATGTAGTATAGTCCTGCATAGCATACGTGTCCGTATACTTTACACCATGTGCCATCTAGTGTTTGCACGTATATAAATGTCCATGCTGTATAATGCATTGCATTCTCAGGATTTCCATCGAATACAACCTCCACAGTGCGTCCCTGTTTTTTTAAACACTTTTTGGGCTCCGCATGCCACATTTCATAACTTGTCTCTTGCAATGTCCATGGTTCTGTACCAAATGTGGACTGCAATAATGTCTCTAACGCCAATTGAATTTCAATTGCAACGTGGGCCTTGGCCCTGGATATTTCCAGTGCTGGCACTATTTGATGTCCTACTTGTGCATAGCCCATTTCACGAGCCTTAAATAATAAGGCTGCTTCTATGCGTAAACACTTCCAGTGCTGCACATGTTTTTCTAAATGTTTACTATCTTCCTCATACAGTTCTAACAACTGTTCCTGGCACGCATCTAAACGTTTGGCCAGTGTCTCCATTTTCTTCCTCGTCCTCTGATTCTTGAAATTCTAAGCTGGACCACAACCTTTGAAAAAATGATTTCCAATTTTCATCATTTAACACATATACAGGATTTCCATTTTTATCTAATGGAAATGGGTTTGGAAATTCAAACAAACTAATTCTACTATATAAGTATTTCCATCTGTCTTCTGTTCTAATATCTGTATTTGATGTTATTATTAATGGTGGACATTTAACAACTGTTAATGCTTTATGCTTTCTATCAATACTGCATGGATTGCCATCTAGTAAATTTCTTAAATATGTATCTAAGTATGTCCAACATGGAGGTGTTGCATCATCTAGCATTGCTATTTTTGCACTGTCTAATGGCTGCAACCAAAAATGGCTGTGTGAATTTACAAAGGAAATTACTGTTCCTGCTAAAAACTTTACTAAACTCATTCCAAACTGTGATTTTCCTGTATTTGGCGGACCAATTAATACTAAACAGCTTTTCTTTGGTATATTATGCAAAAATTTTTTGAATGCAGACATAAATGTTAAAAAATCTATTCCTTGATATCTAATAAATTTTACTATAGGTCTCCAATCACCATTATCGCCAGTTCTTTCACTTCTATGTTTAATCCACTGTGGCATTGACATACGTTTCATTTGTGCTTTTTTATAGTGTCTACACATAATTCCACAATCTTTTACATATTTTGCCTGACAGTTGCTTTTTAAAAATGCAGCTGCATTACTATCTGTGTCAGCACGTTGGGCATATTCATATGCAATGTCACTATCTTCGGTTAAATCATTATCATATGCCCATTGCACCATTTCTGTTAAATTAAACTGTGTATCTGCAAAGCAATGTTCTACAATTGTTTGTCTTTGTATCCATTCGGGTGTTTCCCCGGTTACTACACTGGCATTAGATATTCCTGCTCGAAACCAATATATTGCTGCTGCCACACTTTGTAATCGTGGCGGCTCTATTAACAGTTGATTAGCAGGTATATTTAATAGTTTGCACATTCCTTTAGACACTGTGGTGCGATTCTTGCCACATTTAAATCTAATTAGCATTAACAATACCATTCCCCAGGTACAGGTTAACCATTGTATGTGTGTATATAACGCCTCTGCTTTAATTAGTGTATTAAAGCCTTCTGCAATACTATGATGTACACCAAATGCTGCAACTACCCAATCTGTACAACTACTTTTGTCACTTTTAAATTGTCTTACTAAATCACCAAATGACAATCCAAACAGCTCTTTAAACTTACCTAACAATGTTGCTTGCAAGTTCTTACACTTAAGCAATTCCACCACCCTTGTTGTAGGCGTATTTGTGCCTATTTCCTGATTTTCCTGCACCCCATGTACACTGCCCATGCCCCCCCCGTTACCCATACTCCCGTCTGGGGCGCCATGTCCATTTTCTACCTGTTCCTGCCGTATTTCCACTTCAGAATAGCCATATCCACTGTCGCGATTTTCCAATGATTGAAATAGTCGTCGTTTGGCCCCTTGGGACCCCCGACATAACTGTAATCCACCAAGCCTAGGGCTTAGCTCTTTGTTTATGCTCTCCTGTAAATCACTGGCGGGACTTTCATATGGACTGCCTAATAACTTTCGTTTTAGTGCCTGTACTGCCTCCTTATCTGCATGTGCTTGTTGCCTATTTAATAATGCCTGCGCCTTTAATTGATTTGTAGGTATTATTCTGCTGTCGTCTACAAAATCTACGAGGTCCAACCCGCTGTCCTCTACATTTTCATCCTCATCGTCTGATATAGTATTTTCTGTAGTCCTTTCTACTATTGCTTCTACAGAAAACCAACCAGAACACCCTAGCCCCTCCTCTGTACCTGTATCATCCGCCATTGCAGTCACTCCACGCAGGCACACAATGGACACACAATGCCCAGTGTGTCCAGAAGCATCTGATGCAGCTGTTGTATGTCCGCGCCTGTACTACTGACAACAAGTTTAACTGACCGTCCACACTGTGTACAACCACACACTATTCTGTAACGTTGTATGTCCTGTTTTATAGGTTGGTCATCGTCTTCATCATCTTCATCTGAGGTGTCAAATTGTTCATAACAATACAGGTCAACCGGCGGTGTGTCGCACGTTGTCGGGTCACACGTTGGCAGGTCATACAAAATAATGTCCTTTAGCGTTGGTGCGTTTCCACGCATTATTCTCTGCACTGGGTACAGCGACCCGTCCACCTATTTAAAATGAATCTGAAATGCCGTCCGTTATAAATATGATGATCTTTCTCACTTGGCGATAAAGGCTTTTGACATATAGCACAGCGAATTATTTGTTCTTCCAACAGTAGTCCTGTTTCTTGTTCTACTGTATGCCAAAATGCTGATCTGTCGTAGTGTCGCAGTGCACACACTTTAGAATAAAATTCTAAGCAGAAGGCACAGGCGGCATATGGAAAGCCTTTCTTCCACACTACGTGCAAATCTTTAAAATGATATGCATACGCTTCAGCACTGGTTAAGTGGTTTTTACACCAAATACAGCAGATTTGTAAATTCCGCAGGGTCAGCCCAAAATCTTTGCACAATTGGTATAATGTACTTGGCTGTGATGAGGCAGAAGTACTTGCCATTCTGCCTTAACAAGGACCACTGCCCAGGGTGGTTTATATATGCACCGTTTTCGGTTAAACCGATATCGGTTCCTCCCTACTTTTTTATAATTCAAAGATTA